GGCTGTCTGCCCATCGGGACGGCTTTGACACTGCTCGATAATCAGTTTCCATTGATTGAGGCGAACCTCATGAGTGCAAGCATCCAACTTTACACCCTCCTTGAAAAAACTAGTAGTTTTTTAGTTTTTTCAAGTTTGCCACAGAATCTAAAAAATATCTAGGCGAGAGATTTGACGCTTACCCCCTTATGTCTGCATTTTCTCTATACTATTTTGTATCAGTGATTTCCTCTGTTATCGATAACTCTGCATAACTTTCCTCGCCATCTGCTACTCTTCGCAGATATTCCAATCCACCATCCACGCTGCAAGCACCGCAGGAACCGGTCTTAAAATCATGCACCGATTTTGACTGAATCACCTCCCCGCACACCTTACACTGAATACAATTTTTCAATATTTTCCTCATCCTTATTTCTCTTACTCCCCTTTCTCACCTCACCCTTTACGCTGCAACAGGACAATAGACTCGCAGTGTGTTGAGTGTATAAAAATGATGTTCACAGAGCAGAATTGGTCCTGGGCAGACATGCGATCTTCCCTCCCATATCAGAATAAATCCACTATGAAAAACGTGCATTTATATTTTCAACACTTCACTTTACTACTACCAATAAGAAATTCATTAAGTACCTTTTATAAGGCATACAAAACCTCATCAATACGATCCAGCTACTTATCTTTTCCACACCTATCTTTATCATTTTAACTTAATACTTAACATGTTAATAAATTTTTCAACTGTACATTCATTGGGAACCTTTTGTGCTATCTGGAAAAATTTTTTTATATTCTCAAACAGACATGCTTTGTTTATTTTAATTTCTTCTAAAGTAATGTTAAATAACATTGCCCATAAAAAATAATAGTTTTGATCAGTTTTATATAGTGTCCCCTTTCTCGAATGATTAAAAAGATCTCTCATTCTATCTGTATCATTATCTATTAGTAAAAGAATCTTTTCAATAAAAAGCTCGACATTATCTAATGCACTTATAAAAAGTTTAGGTGAATTAATTGATAAATCACTTAACGTTTTTGTTACATTATCTTTGCTCATTATTCTTGAGCACATTCTGTCATTTCTTTTATAAATATTTAAAACATTGCAAATATCAGTATTAGGTTGATTCATTCTGTAATCAATATAAGCCAGAGATGTTATTAACTCTTCTAGCTTCATTCGATTATCCTTAGCTCTAAATACCTTCTTTTCGTATTTATTAGCTATACTCTTGACTTTAATAACAATATCTTTATCTACATAAGCGTTCCACATTTCAAAAGTATTTTCTTTAATAGGATATGGCTTTGTATTTAATCTTAAAAATAAATCGATGGGACTAAAGTCCGGATTTTGTTCATAATCAATCTCGATTATATCCATAGGAAATTCTAACACTTTTTCTTCAAAATTGCTGCCTATGTTTTCAATACTTTTACCTTCCAATTCCGACAATATCTTTATTTTTGTAAGTTTAAATCTATCCTTATTAGAATTAACAACCCCTCCTCTTTCATCTACATATGTCCTCCCCAAAAATCCTAGTATAGTAAGAAGTCTTTGTTGACCATCTACTACCTCTTTAACCTTATCTGCACGTTTATATACAAATAACGGTGGTATATTAATTCCTAGTAGAATGCTCTCCATCAAATAAGACGCTTTCTGTAAATTTTTCACTTCTGATCTCTGGTAATCTGGCCTTATTAAAAATCTAGATTTTTTCATATCAGAAATAATATCCTCAATGGTTAATGTTTCAGGTAATGGTTTATTAATTTTATAGTGTTTAATTTCATCAATCTCACCTTGATTCATAATATTCTTAAAGGATTCTGAGTCCTTTAAATGTTTTTGAAAATCAATATTAAATACTATTTGAAAAATATTTGCAACTAAATTATATCTATTGTTTATCGCAGAGTAATAATGGCTCCCATTGGGCTCAAAAATAAGTTCTATATTTTTTTGTGAATTGTTTATAATCCTTTGCCATATTTCATCACATTGACTAGCATTATCAAGCAGATCATACACCTTTTCTATATCTTCATCTTTAATTTCATTTTTATTTCTAAGTACAATAGATGTTCCCCAGTAAAGAACCTCATAAAACAGTTTACTATTACTTAGATATTTATTTCGAACTTTACTACGTCGATAGAACTTCTTTAAATATTTTATAACGGTTTGAAATTTCTTCAGTTCATCTTTAACATCTTTTTTTGCAATATTTGCATAATAATACTGACAAATTATATCAGATTTTGAACTACCTTTAGCGTAACTGTAAATTGGAATATAAGGAAGTGTTATTAAGTTTCTAATAAGTGAGGTTAATATATTAACTTTATCTCTTTTATTTGATTTACTTTTGCTCTTAGGTAAAATTATTTCACACAAAAAATCAAATAGCTTTTCATCCAAAAAAATTTTATTGTAGATAGCCTTGGATAAAGAATCATTAATATATGCTGCACGATCCATATCATATTTTTGCAGTGGTGTTATACCAGAATTATATCTCCGAAAAATTTCTTTTTTTATCTTATCTTCTTTATCGTCATCTAATTTTGGCTCATCTACAACATTAAACTGCAGTATCCTTACTCTAGTTTCTTCAAAAAGTTCTCTTGTAGATTCATCTAACTGGCTATATTTTTTTCCAGACAGTAACTTTAAACTATGTAATCCTTTCTCCTTCAATACAAGTTTATCATTTAAAAATCTTTCAATTGTTTCATAACGTTGTCTACCATCGATAACTTCATTTTTATCCCTTGTCTGAAATAATACCAATGGAGGTACCTCTGTTCCCAATAGGATACTTTCAATAAAATATGTTGCCTTTTCTTCGTCCCAAACATAGTTTCTTTGAAAGTATGGCTTATAATCTATTTTATTTGCATATCTTGGATTCAAAAAAATAGACGAAATTTTTTTAACAATATTCTCTATTTTTAATTTTTCTTTGAAGATATCTGTAATATCTGTATAATCCAACTGCATATTAGACATATTTTACATCCTTTCAGTTTAAACTAATTTATGTTAACTCTGTCTCTTATTTCTTTATCTTTAAATTCATCAACACTACTTGGAACAACAGATCCTTGAAAAAAAAATTCATTATTATATCTCTTTCTTGATTTGACCAACCCATCAAGCGCAAATCTAAACACATATTGCCATGATGAATTTTCAAATGCAGATACAATTTGATGCAAAGCAGGAAGCCATTCATATATATATCTACATTCGTCATATATAGTTATATCCATGTACATAGACGTAGATTTCGCCATATATTTGTATCTTATATTTTGCTCCGTATTATAGTGTAACGGATAAGCAAGTTGATTAATAATCACATCAAAAAAAATATTACTGTGAGGTTTATCCAAAAATTGATATATTTTTTCTGAACTTTCAAAAAAATTTTCAATTAACTTGACATCATCTTTAAGTTTTATATTATGTTGCTTCAAAAGCGTGATAATCTTTAGTCCTTTTATAAGATCGTTGTAACCTCCTAGCTCGTTTAAAAAGCATTTTTCTTTATCATTTAGCGCACCTTTCCTGTTAAGATTATCCATAGCAAAAAAGAATTTTGCCAGTGAGTGGTTAACCGTTAACTCTGAAATAACTACCTTATCAAATTCAGAAATATCGAATAATTGGTTTATAAAAGGATTTCTTGCAAATCTTTGCAATGGAACCAAAATTGATGGAATATCTCTTAAAACAGCTGATATAAATTCTCCATAATAAAACGCAAAGTTTTGTATAACATTATCATATAAACTTAAATATTCATCACATCTATCCCTGGTCTCTAAACAAGAACTTTCTAAAAGTGGAAAGGTTTTAAAAAATAAATATAATGTAATTAAGTCATAATATTCTTCAATTGATTCCTTGCTATTATCTGGCTCCGCAAAATTTGATATAATTATACCAGGCGAATTCAAACGATGATATTGACAAATTGTTATAATAGTTCTTAATGCATGTTGTACAGATGGTATACTCCCACATGCATCGATATAAATTATATCAAATTTTTTAGGTGTTTGTTGAAAAAAAGTTTCAACGTTCTGTTTCAATATTCGGGGTTGTGGGTAAGTCCCCTGATTATAAAATGAGATAGCCTTATTATAATTTTGACTATTTACCTCAAATCCCCATATATTATGAGGAAGAACACCTAAGTTCATAAACTCTTTAAAATCATTATCCGGTTCTGGACCACATAAATAACAAACAGTTAAATCCTCTGGCCTTTTAACTCCTACATATGTATCATGTAATTTTTCCCAATTAGTAATATAAAATGGTTCTATTTTTAGTGCCTCAGTTCTATTTTTACTTTCATCTTCAGATAAAGAAAAATAATCATAAATAGAACGAACATAATTACGTTTTACGCAACATGCGTCTTCTCTCTTTACTGTCAGCAATTCTATTCCGTGTAAAATAGCAGAATGACGTACAAATTCCTTTTTAAACTGTTTATAAGAGTGTTCTTCTTTCGTATTAATCCCCTCCCTATTGTAAGAATAAAATATATAGAATCAACAAAAGACTATATTTTATACCTTAGTTCACCTCTTTCCTTTTCAAACCACAATTCCTCATCATTATTACCTACTTAATTGTTTTTTTCGTCCAACTTATCTAATTCCCCTATACTTTCTAAAAAATGACATTCCACAGGAGACAATATATATTCCTGATTTCTTTTATATTTCTCATACTCCAAATGCGCTTTCTCCAAGGCCTGCTGATGTGTTACTTTCCCCTTTGTTGTTAATATATCACGTCTGGTCATCCTGAGATAATCATCAATCGTCTCCAGCCAGTCTTTCATATACATTGGCTCCTGATTTAAAGCATGTACCTCTGCAATATCCAAATATGCCGTTACAATTTTATTGAGTGCATCCAACTCTTTTTCATCAAGATAATTTTTCGCCACTTCTACATCCGAGAGTTTTATACGTTTGCCACTCCATGTAGTCAGTCCCATATTATCTTTATCTGCATCTGCCCTTTGGTAAATCACCTCCGCCGCTGTATGCTTATGTGCTGCCCAATGCATCTTGTTTTGAACCTGTTTAAAAAACTGTACGGAACTCTCCGCTTTCGGATTGTAGTCAATACTGGTCGCATAGATTTCCAGCACCTTTCTCCAAAACACTTTTTCTGAAGACCTTATATCCCGGATACGCGCCAGCAACTCATCAAAATAATTTCCTCCACCAAGATTCTTTAATCGTTCATCATCCAGCGCAAATCCTTTAATCATATATTCTTTCAGGATATTTGTAGCCCAAATCCTGAATTGTGTTCCTCGCAAAGATTTCACGCGATAGCCAACAGAGATAATAACGTCAAGATTATAAAAATCCACATGATATCTTTTTCCGTCGGAACCAGTTGTTGCAAAATTTGCAACAACTGAATTTCGGCTTAACTCGCCTTCTAAAAAAATATTTTTTATATGTCTGGATATCGTGGATTTATTTCTTTGAAATAGATCTGCTATCTGATCTAACGATAACCAAACAGTATCGTTATCAAACGTAACTTCAACTTTGGTAACTCCATCCTCTGTTGTGTACATCAATATATTAGATTTTTCCACTTTCTCTTCCCCCGCCAAAAGATCTCCGAAAAAAATTCGATGATTATACTACTCCTTAAGTTTCCATATCCATTTCACTATATTTTACCATACTCCCCTCACCATTACCATCTGAAAGATTCCTTCATTTCCGTTTATTTTCCCCTCTGCAACATAACATCCTCATTTACCTATTATTCAAACTCACATATCTGATATCCCTCTTTTTCAGCATAACAAATTATCAACCGCTTCTCATAAACATCTATTCTCTTCACTCTATCCTTTACGACATTTTCATCATATTTCCCATTACATACAACTTTTCCCAACATCTCTCTTACATCTTGATTGTTCAAGGTAGGTGAATTTTCACACTCTGCCTTTCCTTTTTCCATCCTTGTCCCACATCTCCACACAATCTTCCCACGCTCCGTTCTACGCCTGAATCCTCCGCCACAATACCCACATACCAATAAATTACTAAGCAAGTATTTGCTGCTATATCGGTTACCACTGCTAATCTGATTGCCGTTAGCTGTTCTAATCAGCCTGGCTCTATTAAGCATTTCCTCCTGCACCTTATCAAATATCTCCGGAGAAATAATAGCCGGATGACTTCCTTTCACATAATATCTGGTACGCTGTCCAATATTTTTCTTTCGTATACCATTCAGATAATCCTCCGTAAATGTTTTCTGAAGCATCATGTCTCCCTTATATTTCTCATTCTTTAGCATCTGCTGGATTACATTTGCACTCCATACCGTTTTGCCTGTTACCGTTTTTACACCACTTTCCTCCAAGTGTTTTTTTATCTGTGAAAACGTGTAACCCTTTAAATATAACTCAAAAATCAACCGTACTATTTCGGCCTGCTCCGGAACGATTACCAATTCCCCTTCCACACACCGATACCCCATAAAATGTTTATAGCTGCTAAATAATCCTTCCTC